AAGAATTTCAGTGTAAGTAAATACTTGGCGAGTACCTTCTAGAGATGTGCCCCAGAAACGGTACTTCTGCTTAAAACGAAGTAGTCGTGAACGGTCATGAGGGTGAAACTCAGGAAAACAGAAAGAAGAGTTCATTGGAAGAATACGAACACGACCTGGGTGTGCTCCTCCTGCTGAATCTTGCCATCCTTCTTCGTAAGCAATCTTTACAAAGCAGTCGCCTGTAATTCCGCCTTGTTGACCCATTTCAAGAAGAACACGCATTTTGTCGTTGTCTACTTCCCAAATACGCTCTAGGCGGTCTGGAACAATTGCTTCTGTTGCTTTAGGAGAACGGAAGTGAACACCTTTACCAAATACAAAGCGTGCTAAAAAGTCGTTAAACGCACGGTAGTAATTAACTGTAAGTTGCATTTCGCCAGATTCACGGCGGTAGCCCCAATGGTGACCAAGGTACATTGCCCAGTTAAGTGAGTAACGATTAAGGCGTGGACCATGTACTTCAAACTCTTCGTCAGCAAGTTCAACCAAACCAAGTGGTGAAACCGAAATGGTTAAGTCTGATGATGCAGCCCTATACGACGGAGGACTGAAGTCCATGAATGACATTACTTCTTGCCTTTATCCTTCTTTGAAGACTTTTTATCTGTTTTATCTTTATCAGTCTTACTTCTTTTTTCTAATTTTTCTTTTTCGTGCTTCTTCTTTGCAATACCCATTTTACGGTCTTGCTCTGTAGTCTCAATGAAGCGACCACCATGTTGTACATAAGTCTTATGAACCCAGTTTGATGCACCTGGGTTTGGATAGTTGGAGTACTTTGCTTTTGCCTGTGCGACAATACTATCTCCTCTCTATAACCCGATATGCCCCCACACTAGTGTGGGGGCTATCAGATGTCTGTCTTAACTTAGTCGTTTACGACTGTTGCGGATGTGCGCTGTGTGCGTCCGCCTGAACGAACAACTGTCTCAATTGTCTGAGCAGCATAATCGTTGTGTGTTCCGTGTGCGAACTCACCCAAGAATGTTGGTGCTTCTACCCATGCAGCAGAACCCACGTGGGCACGCTCAGCAAGAGTTTCAGCAGCAGGCTTCTCGAATACGTTTGCGTTACGGTTAGGGCGTCCTGCAGCAGGAATGTAACCCTGCATCATGCCCTTTTGGAATTCGCTTGGAACGTCTGTGTCTGTTGCGATTCCTTCTTCAAAGCGAAGTGGACCACGACGTGTTGCGTTGTCTGCGCCCTTTACTTCGTAGTTATGGGGTGCACGCTCTGGAAATTGAGGTGCTGGTGAGATACTCATGTTTACTCCTTAAGGATAAATAGGAAGGCCATTCCAGGTAAAAGTTTCCTACCTTTTGGCCTATTTATGTTGCTGAACTAGAAAAAAGGATTTGAAGAAGCCACTACTTCTGGCATAACCAAAGACTCAGTTAAACAGCAAGCAATAGATAAAGAGTCTACAAAGTCGTCGTGGGCATAGGCTTCATCTGGGGCGGCTACAAGAAAGTTAGGACCTTTGTATTGGACTTCTGCATCCGTCATTTGCTGCACAAATCGCTTCCAAGTACGCAATCTCCGTGTTTTTGCATGGGCGGGCCAAGAAATCATTTCTCTTTGAATTAACGCCTGCAAATGTTTCCAACGCTTTGACTGTTCAGAGGGAGAAGATGTAAGGGCGGTTACTTCCGCTCTAGGAATAAGAAGTTTTAGACGTTGGGCTACTGCGTCACCAACACCGTTAGCATCCACCCCAATAGCAAGAACATCGTAGTTCTCAAGGAAGTTAACAATCTGAAAATACTGTTCTTCCCAATCGTCCCCTTGAATTTCTAGCCAGTTAAGAACACGGTGTTCAAAGTACCCAAACTCATCTGGCCTATCCCAGTCAACCCACACTACAGTTACAACAGTGCTGTCAGTTTTACGTGCAGGGTCAATACCAACTACCACAGGTGTCTTGTGCCAAGACTTTACCAACTCTGAAGATGTGTCACCTAATCTATCCATAACTGTGGACGTAACAAACATACCTCGTTCAAGAAGCCACTTACAGCAGTACGACATCTGAAACTCGTCTGAGTCTTCTCCAATACGGAGCATTTCTTTTCTAATAAATTTTTCGTAGTTAGCGTTGAACTTTGAGACTTCTTTCCAATCCCATTGGAAATGATTTTGACGTGAACCACGACCTGTTTGTCTACGTTTGTTTAATTGAATAGCACGGTAGAAGTTGTTCTTACTTGTTGTTGGAGTACCTGTCTTAACCATTGTTCCTGCGTAGTACGCAAGCATTGGAGAAATTGACTTAGATACTACGAAGTCATCTGCTTCTTGACACTCGTCAATTACAATCAAATGGAAAGACTTAGATTCAATTTTTGCACGAGGGTTTGCAGTCATCATCGTAATAGTTGAACCAGACTTCTTAAGTCTAATCTGTCGAGTCACACCGCCTACACGTGCTGCAGCATCGTCAATTTCTGGGTCTCCCATAATTTCTACTGCACGCTCTGACGTAAGTCGAGTAACAGCACGACTAAAAAGAGTTTCTACCTGAGACTCAGTAGGTGCAAACAACCCAACCCATAAACCATCTTTAAACTTTCCAAGCAAATCTGGATACAACTTTGCAAGACGTGGGAGCAAAACCATAAGTGTGGCTACTGTGTCAGCAACTGTCTCTGACTTTCCTGACTGACGTGATGCAAGCGCTGTGATTTCTTCGCCGTCGTTAATAATCACTGACTCAATAATGCGACGTGCTAAAGGCTTTTGGTATGCGTGAAGGTCATGTCCTACAAGGACTTTTAAGAAGTCTAAAATTTTATCAATTAGTTTTTCAACAAATTGTTGCGATAGTTCGTCTAACTCTTCAACAACTTCTTCAGGCGCTAAGTTCTCGTCGTTTAAATAGAACTCAGGATTAATTTCCTCAAACTTATCGTCATCATACGTATTCATTTTACTCCGTAAATAGCGAGACCCACTTGCGTGGGCCGTCGCCTGACCAAGAGAGAGGTAAAGCAAGCAAAGCGTAACACATTAGTTTCTTCGTCTCAACTCTTTAGCGATGGCATGGAATGCTTCTGCACCCATAACTACTTCATCAAGCATTTCGTCACTTGGGTTCTTCTGCCAAGCGGAGATGCATTTCCCAATCGTGAACATTGAGTGTTCCATCCATTGCACCAAGTCTGGTGTTGAAATTTTCGCCACCCTCTTCTCTATCCGAGTCTGGGGCTGGTGTCCATCCTGCTTCTTCCGTAAAATCATCGTATGTCACTTCCCGTGTTTCTAATGCTACAGATAATGCTTCTTCTTCGTCTTTAACTCCAGTCCAACGACCACAGACTAGTGCCTTAAACTTAGGTAATCTTAGTATAAAAGGTTTAGAAGTTCTAAATGGTTCTTCAATTTCCTGGGTCCAACCACGAACAACCACTTTGCTACCCCATTCGTAGGGGAATTTAGTTACTTGAACAAATACTGGACCGATGTTGTGTACCTTTGGCATTACTACCTTTTCTTTTGTTTGTTGTTCTGTCCTAATGTTTTGTATGTGGTTTTGGTTTGTCCCTTGGCTTTACCCTTTGAGTGTACTTGAGCGCCACGAGAGAATCGGTAATACGCTTCTCTAGCAGCCTGAGATACGCTAGATACATCTGCTGGACCACGAGGTTTAAAGTCAAGCATACGGTAAATAATTGCGCCCTTAGAACGGTTAGCCTTAAACGCTGCCCATTCATTTTCATCTACTTCGTAGTAATTGTAAAACGTTCCATCACGGAAAACTACAGTCAACTTCTCTTCATCTGCGTCATAACCAGCCGCTACTGTGCGTGGGCGTTCTGGGTTTGTTGTAGAAGTTGGAACAACAGTCAAGGGTGCTGGAGATTCATCTTCTTCAAGTTGAGGGCCAAAATACCCAGGAATACTTTCATCTCCTGTAAGTGGGTTGTACTCAACAAACTGACGACCATAAGAGGTGTCCATGGAACTTGGTAACCCAGCCAAGTTATTGTAATCTGTTCTTTCATTGTCAAACAAAAAGTAATCTAAGCCCTTAGAGTCATCTTCCATAATATTACGCATGGCTCTGAACTCTGCTGTAGATGCTGCTGTAGGAGCACCCTTAAACTCTTCACCAAATACTTGGCGACTTAAATCTCCCATTAACTCCTGAGCAGACGGCATAGAGCGTCGTTTACCACGACCACTCTTGCCGCCTGCTACACGAGCCATATTAATTTCCTAACAGATTATGATGCTGCTGCAAACGGTGTAATTGTTACTGCTGCACCTGCAGAGATAGTGTTTGCACCTGCTGCAATGCTCTGTGTCTTGATTGTTCCAGCAACACCTGTAAGACCAGCAACAGTAAGTGAACCTGTTGAAAGTGCTCCTGAAGTTGTTGTTGTGTATGAAACAGTGTTTGTACCAACTGCTGTAACTGTGTATGTACCATTAAGTACATCATCTGGTGCTACAAGAGACGCAACAGTAATCTTTGTACCTACTGGGTACTTAGCACCAGCACCTGATGAGGTAAGTGTTGCTGTTGTACCTGTACGTGAAACTGCTGTGATTGTTGATGCTGCGTTTGTTGCTGCTGTTGCGGTTGTAGGGACAAGTGTTGCATCCTTCATTGCATCAGTTGCAAGTGCTGTTGTTAGACCAATTACTGAAGGTACAAGTACGTAGTCAACTGAACCTGCTACATCTTCACCTGCTGTGTTTGGTGAATATTGTGGAAAACCGTTCCATCCTGAAAGAGCGATGATGTGATTGTCTAATGTTGGGGCTAGACGACCCGCTACTCTTGTGGTGACTGATTCTGAAAGAGTTGCACTTGCTGCATCTGGGCGAACGTCGTTTGGTTGAATAGGGAAGTTTCCCCATACGAAGTCAATAGCGACTTCACCTGCGGAATCTAGAAGATTACCGTTGTTATTTGTTGCCATGTTTGTTCTGCTTTCTCTAGAGAGGTTGTTAATTTCCCCATGCGCTTAGGGGAACCTTACGAGTAAGTATCCAAGAATATTGACTATATGTCAGGGTTTATTCGTCACACTCATGGTCGTCTAGTTCGTCGTGCATAAGGACCTCGTCAATCAGAATGATACTCATCTACAGCCATTTCGGGTCTTGCTAAAACTTCTGGGGGAAATGGTCCTCTAGGGGAATGTGCAGAACTTGGGACTGAGTGGCCTTGAACAGCAAACTTACGAATTAGTGTCATTTTTTGTTGCGGCTTTCTTAGTCGTTTTTTTAGTCGGTGTGGGGGTCGGTGTTGGTGTGGGCTCTGCAACAGGTGTTTCTTCTACCTTTGGCTCAACAACAGGGGTATTTGTAAATTTTTTAAGGCCTTCTTCAAGCACACTCTTAAGGGCTTCAGTTGTCTGTAATAGTCCAGCCTTTTTTGCGTGCTCTAAAAACTTTGGCAAGTGAGTGTTGCAATACAAAATCTGTGAGTTATTAGTAACTTGATAAATGTAAAAAGCGTCTTTTTTACAATTTGCACATTTCATTAGCAATCCCACGCTCTTCTTGCTTTGTTTAAACGGCTATCTGGGTCTTTAGCGGCTTTAGGAAACATCTTTGCTTGCCCAGCAGAACGTGCACAATATGACTTACGACGAGCAGCAGATTTCTTAGACTTTGCCGCTTGTTCTTTCTTTACTGGTGGCTTAAGGTCAGAACCTGGATTTTCACGTTCGTATGACTTGCGACCCTTTTCATTGAGTCCGCCTTTTTCATTCTTACCCTCTTTACGAGACCAAGCAGCGGTTTTCTTTTTGGTTGCCATTACCACATCACCCCATGACTAAATTGAGTTGGACTAAGAATAGGTGCTCCACCAGTCATTGGACCAGGAGTACTCATTCGTGTTTTACGTGATTCTAACCAATATGCTGGCGGCATCATGCCAAAGTTGCGAACAATTTGACCATGCGCTCTTACGTCAGGGGGAATCAATTCAAAAGAAACACCCTTAGTAAATTCTTGGTGTGAAGCAGTGTCCTTGTTAAGCGCCGCAGACATTGACTACTTCTTTTTCTTTGTTGCAGCCTTTTTTACTGCTGCTTTCTTTGCTGGCTTCTTTTGGGGAAGAACCTGTGGTGTGTCTTCGTAGTGAGAAATTTTGTTTGTTACAGGGTCACGGTGTGCGTAGCGTGGCTTCTTCTCTGCAGGTGCAGCAGGCGCTTCAGGTGCAGCAGGCTTACTAGCGGAAGCAATGTTAATTGGCATACCAATGTTTTGAGGACCACGTGGTTTTGCAGAAGTTGCTTTTGGAGCACGAACCTTTGCTGCTTTACGTGTGTAGTTAAGACTGGTGTCACCAAAGTCAATGCTTACTGGAGTGCCACCTTCTGAGTGCTTATTTACTGCGTCAAAAAAGTGTGTGTTACGCCCGTGTGCACGGTCTGCTGCATCTTGCCCAAGTACGTGTCCAACAACTGCCATGTTAACTTCATGACCGTGTGTAGCGCTTTGCATCTCTTTTTCGTGAGCGTGTTGAGCGCCTTGCATACCTGATTGCAAAATTGAATGTTGCATGTTTTCGGAACGTCCAGCAATTTTCTTACCAATCCAGTCAAAAGGATTCTCGGTGCTGTTGCCGTGACCAGCGTGTGCCATGTTCATCTGTCCCATAGTCCTATGTTCCCTTACTTATCTTCTTGAGTCTTAGTATTCGTCAGACAATTTTCAATGCTAATAAGACGTTCGCCCATCTCTACAAAGGCATCCATAATTACGGCTTGGTTTTCGTAGAGACGGTCTACTCGGTCTTTAACCGTAGTAAAGCCACCATTTTGGCTTAACTCACCATCCATGTTGTTTAGTCTTTGCATAACTCCAGGAACGGCATCTCGCCCTGGTGAAGCCTCTTCGCCTTCCCAGTCCCTCATAAAACGTTCCATCCATTGACCCCAACGTTTTAACTTCTTGTATAAAGGACTCAAGAGCACTCCTAGACTAATGAGAGCACCAGCGACAATGCCAATAGTTGCAAAGGTATTAGTCACTGGTGCGTCTCCTTTAAATTACTTCTTGCCGAACCCGTATGATGGGTCTTTTGGATTAACAAACTTTGCTGCTGGGCCAAGAAGACCTGCAACGAAAGCGTTAGCCAAAGTCTTTGGGTCAGTAATACCGCTCATATAAAGAGCAGCAACTGCTGCAAGGGATGCACGAAGCCAAGTGGCTCCTGCTGCCTTAAGTGTATTGATATCCATGATTCTCCTAACTATGCCCTACTCAGACCAATGGTCTCTTATTCGTCTCGGTTACGCAGCGGATACGTAATTGCCCATGCAACTAATGTTGCAATAATTGCGTACCCCACAATTGTCTTTGCGCTTCCATCTAGAACTACCCAAGCAATAAACATGCCAAGTAGAGTCCAGAGTTGGTCAATCATGTCTTTTAGTATTTTCACGACTTACGTCTCCTTACGCCTTTACTCTCACCCGATGGGCCTCCACCACCAGAACTTCCGCCTCCACCAGTACCGCCAGAGGACGAACCACCAGCAGCACCTGCTGCAGCACCTACTGCGTTCATAGCAGCACCCGCAGCAACAACAGTTGCGACAACCATATCGGTTGCCTCTTCACGTTCTTCAGTAGACATATCTGCCCCGATACTTCCAAGGGCTAACAGAGCCTGACCTGGGTCCGAGAATAATTCGCCAAGTAGTTCTGCGGGATTTTCAAGTAACACTAATGCTTCTGCAACTTCTGCAGTAATTATGACAGCATTTCCTTGTTCATCAGTTCTAACATCAACAGGAGTTTCGGCAGGTAAGTCTCCGTATGCAATACCAGCCTCTTGAATCTGTTCAGATGTAAGTGTTTCTCCCGATGCAACAGATGCAATAAGGGCATCAGCAACAAGTTCTTTTTCGGCAGAAGTTAACTTTCCATCTGCTGCAAGTGCATCGGATAAAGAATTAACTTCTTCTTTAGAAATTTCACCGTCGGCGTTTAAAGCGTCGAGAACTTCTTCCGCATCAGCAGCAGATAGTTTTCCATCAGAAAGTAAATCATCTACAACAGCCTCTACCTCTTCAGAAGTAGGTTCTTCTGCAGGAGGTTCTTCTGCAGGAGGTTCTTCTGCAGGAGGTTCTTCTGCAGGAGGTTCTTCTGCAGGTGGCTCCTCTGCTGGTGGCTCCTCTGCAGGTG